CGTTAACAGGCAACGCTAGTATCGACCACAAAGCAGCAGAGGAACGCGGTTACTTCAAGCTAGACTTTCTTAATTTAGGCGTATACGACGATGTGCGCGACGAGGCACACTTGGACGCACTGATAGCAAAGGAACCAAATTGGGAACGCTTAACTAACGATCCAGAGTTTGTAAGCAAAATCGTTCACATAAACAATTATACAGATTTGTTGGCAGCAAAGAAGCCAGATTCCATTGTCACAATGGCTATGTTTTTGGCAATCATCCGGCCAGGCAAGCGTCATTTGCGCAACAAGTCCTGGCAGGATATTGCTGCTACTGTGTGGGATAGAGATTCAGCTGACGGCTATACATTCCGCAAGAGTCACGCAACAAGCTATGCGATGGCTGTGGCAGTACATATGAATTTGATCGAGGAGGCTGAAAATGAGCATAGCTGATTACTTCGCACTTTTCTGTTTTGTAATGTGCGCAATTTGTGCATACAAACTTTGGCGGAAGAAACGTGGATAGATTCAAATACAATATGTATCTTCTTAAATGCTGGCTTGTTGATAAGGCTGGCGATATACTTGTGTTAATTTTAGCTATTATAATATGGACTGCGCTCTACGGAATATATTATTCTAGTGGACTTAAAATTATGGTTCATCTTGATACAGAATGGGAAGAACAAATGGTGTGGCAATGAGATTTGAAATAGATATGGATGACGAGTTTCAAGGTATTTTTACTAGCGGTGGAACACTAAACGCAGATTGCCATTGTGGCCGACATCACGTTTCGATGCACGGAATGGATCATTGGGATTTTGATGACGACGAATCTACACCAGACGAAATACGCGCATCTTACGAAGAAGATGCTGAGAAAGACCCTATGCTGGTCTTAGACTATGAGTCTGATGGACAAGCACTTATAGAATTGGGCGGTAAGTTTTTTGTTGTTGGCTGCGAATGCAAGGGATGGAAACCTTATATGGAATTTTTGATTGAGAATCGACGCAAGATTGCTAATTTTCTCATTGAAACCTCCAAGGAAATTAAAAGAGTGCAATCATACGAAGAAGTAATGGACGTATTGGAGAAAGCATATGAACGATAACATTGACAATAGCTGGTTAAGCGACCGCACAAAAACAATAATGGTCGTTGTTATTATGACAATACTTATTGGTGGAATGGGCTGGGGATATTATGAGGCGCAAGTATGGAAAGCAGAACGCGAAGAACAAAAGCAATGGGAATTAGAGCAACGAGTAATACTTGAAGGGTTGCATGAGATAGAAGACTAATCTATTTTTCTAACTAACGTGATTGACTTTTTCTTAGTACGTCTAAGAGCTATTTCACGTAAGTTAACGCAAGGACCGAATTCGATTTCAACGTCTTTGCTGTTGAAGGTTTTGAGCACAGAGCGGAATGGTTTCCAGTCTGCTTTTATAAAAATATTAATAGGAATTTGACGATTTGACTGCCACCACCATTCATCACCTAAGGTTAAGAATGTTTGTTTATCTTCGTCTCGTGATAGCGAATCGAAATGGTACATTCCAGTGATCACCGGATTATGATTTTGTATGATGCCCAAGTAACCATTACCGCCATACGTAACGTAGGACATAAATGGATACTTCTCGATCATTTCTTTTCTTGTGCTGTCAATGTCGCTCATAAAGTTTGATTCGTATCTCTGTAATCACACGCATCTATGATAAATATGTTAAAGAAACATAAAAATGCAAAGTAATTCATTATATTTATACAAGAATAAAACAGAGGTTCAAATTTCTGATAACACTATGAATCGGAGGAATATAGTTGTGTACGCAGCAGATCTAATTTTACATAAGGGCGTGGACAATGTCTTATTTTTTCAATTTAAGAATTCGGACCAACGCAGAGTTCCAATAGGCAATATGGATTTTTGCCTTGTCGTTTTCGACGAACGTTCAGCAGTAAAGCAAATCCTATTTGAACTACCGTTGCACATTATAGACGCAACAACTGGGGCAGCGAATGTCACAGTGCCAGAGCAATATCTTTACACAGTAGAAACAGGCAAATATGAATACGCCGTTACTTCAATAGCACTGGATGGGCAAAAGCATCCAACATACACTGATGACAATTTAGGTATGCGCGGTGTAATTGATGTTCGTTTAGGAGCAGCACCAGAATTCACATCTTCACATATTTTAACAATGGACTATCTTGTTGATACTGGACCAGATGCACGAACAGAAGTCGTGTCGGGCTTGACTCAAGTACACGAGAATCAATCATTGCATACAATCATTGCTAAGTTCGCAGACGGCTTAACAGCAGGCTATACAGGCGACTTAATTGTTCAAGCAACAATGGATAACATTATGCAGCAGACCACAAACGTAACGTGGTTTGATGTAGCAACTTATAATTACGTTGATCAGGAAGATAACGTAACCTTAAACTTCACCGGAATATTCAACGGTGTAAGATTTGTACAGGCAAACGCCACAGACGGCACAATAGCAGAAATTCAATACAGATTCTAATTAGCGAAGGTTAATGAGCAACACCGTAACAGATTTTATTCTTAAGACCTGGATGTCTACGCGCAAGACACGCGTCAGTCCGAAAGGATGGCAGTCCGGCAATGCCGTATGCTGTGTCCATCACGGCGAGTCAAAGGATACGCGCGGCAGAGCAGGAACTAAGCTAGACGCAACCACCGGTGGCATTGTGTATTCGTGCTTCAATTGCGGCTTTAAAACTGGCTACACTCCTGGCAAGAAATTATTCCACAAAACACGTAAGCTATTAGACTGGATGGGCGCATCTCCAAACGATATTAGTCATATGGTAATCGAAGCATTACGAGTGCGCGAAACTTCGTTGTTCATTGAGCCCGAAGAAAAGATACACGAAGAAATCGACTTTAAAGCACGTGACCTTCCAACAGATGCAATGTCATTTCAACAATGGATGGAATGGTATGAACTAAAAGGCGCAACCGACTATCCTCTTGGATTAGTATGGGCAGTAGAATATGCAGCCGAACGCTTAGGAGATTTATCCAAGATGCCAGAGTTGTATTACACATTAGATCGCGGTAAGCCAACGCAGGCAATGAACAAACGTCTTATCATTCCATTTATGTGGAAGGACAAGATTGTTGGACATACTGCTCGTTCTATAAACGCAACATTAAAACCGAAATACTTAATGGACGTAGATTCTAATTATGTTTACGGCACAGAAAGATTGATAAAAGAGTCTGACTTTGTGCTAGTATTTGAAGGACCGATAGACGCAATGTTAATGAATGGCGTGGCTGTGTTATCAAATATGGTATCTGCAGAGCAAGCAGATTTGATTGAAGACTTGGGCAAAAAAGTAATCGTAGTACCAGACCAAAACAGCACAGGACTGCCGTTAATAGACGCAGCAATAGCATATGGTTGGAGTGTTAGCTTTCCTGAATGGGAAGATGATATCAAAGATGCAGGCGATGCAGTTGAAAGATACGGAAAATTATTCACCTTGAAAACTATTATAAGTAACGTACAATCTAGTAAATTAAAGATTGAGTTACACAAAAAGAGGTTAAATGGCTAACGATTATACAACAGAATTTCAAAAACTGTTCTTGGAGCTTATGGTCCACGATCACGCATTATTTGCACGAGTACAAAACATATACAACCCTGAAAACTTTGACAAGAGTTTGAAGGAAGCAGCAGACTTCATCGGAGAGTATGCGCAAGAATACAACGGGCTGCCGTCTATGCAAGTCATAGAAGGAGCAACAGATACAAAACTTCAACCGGTAGAAAATTACGACGAATCACATTCGGAATGGTTTCTGGACGAGTTTGAGCAATTCACACGTAAAGAAGAACTGTCACGAGCAGTTTTAAAATCTGCAGACATGATTGAAGAAGGTGATTTTGATCCAGTCGAAAAATTAATAACAGACGCTGTTCGCATATCTCTTACACGTGATATGGGTTTAGATTACTTTGCAGATCCAAAAGCAAGATTGCTAGCACTGCGAGACAATAACGGTCAATGTAGTACAGGCTGGAAAGGACTGGACCGCAAGCTATACGGCGGCTTTAACAAAGGCGAGCTGAATGTATTTGCTGGCGGCAGTGGATCGGGCAAGTCGCTGTTTATGCAGAACCTGGCTTGCAACTGGATTGAGCAAGGACTTAACGGCGTTTACATAACACTTGAGTTAAGTGAAAAACTTTCATCTATGCGTATCGATAGTATGCTAGCTGGAGTTCCATCAAACCAAATATTTAAAGATGTTGACAACGTAGCAACTAAGATTTCGATTATTGGTAAGAAGTGCGGCAGCTTACGAGTTAAGTATTTGCCAGCACAATCTACGGTCAATGATATTAGAGCATTTTTAAGAGAACTTCAAATACAGACTGGCACAAGGATTGACTTTTTGTTAGTGGATTACTTGGACTTGATTATGCCAGTAAGCATTAAAGTTTCTCCAAGTGACGTGTTCATTAAAGACAAGTATGTGTCTGAAGAATTGCGTAACTTAGCGAACGATTTACAGATTCTGTTCGTAACTGCCTCACAGTTAAACAGAAGCGCGGTAGAAGAAGTAGACTTTGATCATAGTATGATTGCTGGTGGCTTAAGCAAAATCAACACAGCAGACAACGTATTTGGCATCTTTACGTCACGTTCTATGCGTGAGCACGGCAGATATCAACTGCAACTTATGAAGACACGCTCAAGCAGCGGCGTAGGACAAAAAGTTGACCTCGCATTTGACATTGATACACTGCGTATTGTTGATACAGATGACGATGAAGAAGTTGAATCTGGTCCGCCGTCTAGTGCTATTATGGACAAGATTAAAAGCAGACAGGCTCACGTGGACACCGAGACAGGCGAAATAATCGAAGAGAAGACGCCAAAAGCAGATGTTCAAAGCAAAAAGATCCGAGATATGATTAACGGACTGAAAAAACCTCCCAAGTAATCTCATAATATTCCATTTAGCAATGTTTGCATAAATACTACTAAATCGGAGTAACATCACCTTGAGCCAAGAAGTCAGAAGTATCTTAGATGAGCTGAATGCATTAAGCATTGAAAAAGACAAAGAAAATGTAGTGGAGAGTCGCGCAGTAAACGTGATTTCATCTGCTATCAATCTCATCGAATACATTCAAGAGAATTACAATGCAGATACTGCCCTAGAATTGGAACGCAGATTAGTCAATAGTATCCGAGGGAGAGATACTAAAAAGTTTTCGCGAGCAATTCATAAGTTGAAAGAGAGCCGTGGCGACAAGTAATGCGGATTGTTGACCTTAATGAAGGACCGCTGGACTTATTGAAAAAAGCCGGTGCCTCTGCGAGCAATGCTATTTCTGGTGTTACTGGTGCTATGCAATCTAAGTCAAAGGATCCAGACACGAAAGCAAAAGGAAAACGCAAGCTTAAGAAAGCATCCATCAAACGATCGCAGTCTACAAAAGGACAACGAATAAAAAGAGAAAAGATGGTAAATTCTATGTTGAAGGCTTGGTCACAGCGTTCCAATGGCATTTTAAAGAAAGAACAAAGAGATGCTAATCTTAAAGAGTTTAACAAATGGATTGCGAAATTTATGGGTGGACGCGATATAGGCGAGCCGTATAACGGTAAGATAAAAGAAGGCCCAATTAAAAAGTACTTAGCTACATTAGTTAAGAATCATATGGGAACCGACGCTCCAACCAAAGCAACAACAGCATATCCATCACAGCAGGACGCAGACTTTGGCGACGAACCAACAATGCCTAATATGATTGGCAAAGACGCGCAAGCGAAAGCACTAGCGGCTCCAGCACAAAAACAAATCGGCCAAGACCCAAAACAAAAAGCACTAGCGGCTCCACAACCTGGCAACACTGATGATGCTATCTCAGCATTTAAGAATCTTGGTAACAGCGATGCAGAAGCAGCAATGTTAGTAAGAAGAGCAGCGGCTAATGGTGCTAACATGAATGATGTAGCAGACATTGTCCAAAAGGGTTATCAAAAAGAAAATTTAGAATATGACTTAATGACGAAGTATTTGGCAGAAGCTGGACCTGGCAAAAACACACATATGGAACACTTGGAAGATTTAGTGTTCAACCACGGATACAACGGCGCAGAGCAAGCAATAGACTATATTACGCAAGTTGTTAGTATGTTGTCCGACGGCACTGGTGAATCTGCATCCATTACAACTAAATGGGATGGCGCACCAACAATCGTTTGTGGTATCGATCCATCCGATGGTAAATTCTTTGTCGGAACAAAAACTGTGTTTAACTTAGAACCTAAGCTCGTTAAGAATGCAGCATCACTAAAGAAGTATTACGGTGACCGACCTGATCTAATGGAAATAATGGGACTAGCACTTAAAGTGTTGCCTAAGTTAGGCATCGGCGGCGTTATGCAAGGCGACTTTATGTTTGCACGTGACACAATCGAACAAGAAACAATCAACGGTGAAAAGATGATATCTTTCACACCAAACACAATTACATATGCAGTACCAGCAAAAAGCGATTTAGCGGCACGTATATTACGAGCTAAAATGGGTATTGTATTCCATACAGCATACGAAGGCGCAGACTTAGCAAGTATGCAAGCACGTTTTGGCGTTGACGTATCAGGACTAAACCAATCCAAAGAAGTATGGGTTGATGACGCAACGTTTAAAGACATTACTGGTAAAGCAACACTAGCAAAGGACGAGCTCCGCAAGATTGCTAACACAATCAAAGCAATGGAAGCAACAATGGCAAAGATTCGCCCTGAGAAATTTAATGTTGTTATTGAGAACAAAGAATTCAGCAAATTCATTAAACCATTCATTAACCAGTTAGTACGCGAAGGCAAGACAGTTGGCACTTCAACTCAATTCTTAAATGACTTCTTAGACTTTTACAAAGGCAAGATTCAAATTGAGATTGACAAGATCTCAGCTGAAAAGGGTCCTGAGAATGTTGGCATACAAAATCGTATTGCTAAAATGCAGAAGAAAGAAGAATTCTTGGAAGACAACTCAAATGCAATCCTAGGCGTGTTAGCTATATACAAGCGCATTGTAGAACTGAAATTATTGATCATCAACAAACTTCACCAAGTTGACGGTTTACACACATTTGTAAAAGATGGTGATAGTTATAAAGTTACAAATCCAGAAGGATTCGTTGCTATACGCCAAGACGGCGGCGCCATCAAACTAGTCGACAGATTAGAATTCAGCAAGCAGAATTTCAACGCTGCAAAGAACTGGAAGAAATAATGAGACTACTTGAATTTGAATTAACAGAAGGCGGCAACATTTTCAAAGATGAAAACAAAGTTCCTGTTACAGTTCCTATACATAAGGAAGACGTTGATCCAACCCTAAAGTGGCTTGAAAAGCTTTTTAAAAAGTACGGCGTTATTATTGATTTAGTCAACAACAAACTAGGATCAACTGGAATGACTCCAACAAGTGGAGATATGGATATTGCTGTTGACCAACGCAAATACACTAAAGAAGAGTTAGTGCAAGCCTTGACCACATACGCAGAACAACACGACCTTGAGCCTAAGGAATGGGTACGCAAGTCTGGTATCAGCGTTCACTTTAAAACTCCAATTGTAGGTGTGAACGGTTACGTACAAACTGACTTAATGTTTGGTGATGATCTTGATTGGCAGAAGTTTGCAATGCAAGGAGCATCAGACTCTGAGTTCAAAGGAAGTCACAGACACATTCTTATGTCCAGCATTGCTAAGTTCCTGGGACTTAAATGGTCTGCAAAAGAAGGTGTAACTTCTCGCACAAGTGGCAACGTAGTTTCTAAAGACCCGCAAGGCATTGCAGAGATATTACTTGGACCACAAGGAGAAGCAAGCGACTTCAGAAGTGTTGAAGCAATGATTGATCGCATACAAGGTATGCCAGATTATGAAGAGATGGTTGCGGATGCTAGAGCGAACTTTGAAAGAGACGGATTAAAATTACCATGAGATTCCACGAAATAACAGAAGCAAGAACCGAACACAAAGGTTACTACGATAAGAACGGCACGTACTACAGCAGCAAGCAAGCATATGAAGATGCTATTGCTGGCAAGGAGCCTACAGACGACACAACAACGTCTAACGTAGAAGAAAATGTCAAAAAAAGATAAATAAAAGTATAATAAAGTGGGCAGGATGTCCACGCTATAAATTAAACAAATTAGAGGAATTTTAAAATGGCAGAAGTAACAAAAGTACACGGTAACGCAGGTGCGTTTACAGCAGTCGGTCGCGATATTGACTGGGTTCAATTCACATCAGTAGTAACAGCAGCAGGCGATCTTACAACAGACGCAGGTCTTCCAGGTAGCAACCTAGAAATCCTTATGACTATCCTTGCACAGTATGGTTCAGTTACTATCCAAGGCACAGAAGTAGCAGCAGCATTAACTGTTGGTATGGAAGGTCTAGGTGGTGGCGGTCCAACTGCAACTGATATAGCAGGCGTAATAGCTGCAATCGACGCAGAAATTACAGCTAACGCAGCATTTACATCACTTGTAACTGCATCAGTGACAATGTCAGGTGACACCTGGGCTTAATAGCTAAACCGTAGTAAAAACATAAAGGGTCCTTAGGGACCCTTTTTTTATGACTTAAATTTCTCTCTATAAATACATACAATATGTTTTCAAATCGCCCAACACATGACGCTGGGTTAAATTATTATACTTTAGTAACACTAATAGATATAACCAAGACGGACGCAGTACATCTTTATTCTCCGGGAATGACGGAGACTGAGGCTGACTATAATGTCAAGCGCAACCAACAACGCAACTATCAAACATTGTTACAAGTAATAGGACTTCGGTGTCAACCCATGAGTATCAGTGAACCTGTTATGTATCCCGATGAAAAAATGGAAGACTTTGAGAAAGATTTTGAGCAAACGTTTGGCACTAACTTTACAACAGGAAACGTGTGGTCATTTATGTTTGCAGTTGAACAAGAAGGTATCTTCCTCTCACCTGCAGGCCCTTGCGGATTGTTAATGGACGATCTACACAATGTTCCAATTATTACAGGCTTACTAGAAAATGTAACTATAGCAGTTCCAATGCTAGACACTGTTAATGACGCAACCAGAAATACAATAATAGTCAAATGAGATAAATACAAGTTATGCAAACTACCTTACGACCAGCGGATTTCATTAAAGTCAAACGTTTTATTGACAGAGAAACCCGAGATTACAAAGACAAGACTCCGATCGTAAAAGAAATATCTTCTGTAGAATTACATATTGGCCATTGCCATATTGTAATGGAAGATGACATTTGGATAGTAAACCAACATTCTAGCAGAATTATTTTCAACAGCAAGCGCAATGCAATGTATTATGCATTCCTCATAGCATTTAAAAATACGAAGCTAATACCAGAATTAATGGCTATAGACAGCAAGCTCGGCAGCACACAAAACGATATTACAAGATTGAAATTTATTTTATCCCAACCACAAACCAAACAAGATGGTTTTAAAACAGGCCTATATCATAACAAGTTAAGTGAAGCCGTCGCAAAGTATCGAAAAGCTAAGAACGATATGCATAATTGGATGGATTATGCTAAATACATAAACTAAGGAATTTATCATGGATTTAAACGATTTTGACACACACTCTATTAAAGTAAAACGCTTTGAAAGAATTACTGAATCACGCTTCGGCAAGAAGATTGATTTCAGCAAGTTAACAGTTAGCAAAGCTATCAAGTTGACAAACAAATTAGAAGAGACTCTTAACAAAGTTCGTCATAGTGCAAACTACCACAACGCGCACAAAGATTCTCGTTACTCTGAAACCTTGCTTGTTAAGGAAGGACTAGACGACTGGTTACACATTCAGTTAGGCATCGCACATAAGCGTAAGCTAACAGAAGGCGAAATCGAGCAAGCTGAAGCAGTACTAGCAGCAAAAGATTTCGTTGACCGTTTACAGAAAATGCTAGAAGACATTGGTCGTATTATCAATGAAGATCTTCCACCATTAACGGATGTCATCCGTGACCAAATGGGCCAAGAGCAAGCAGACGCATATCGCGATGCAGCATCAAACGCACTAACATCAGCACAAGCGGCGATTTCACAATCACGCGGCGAGCTTGATAGCGGAGCACGTATCTTGTCCGGCGAAGAGCAAGCTATGCCTTCAATGGGTATGGGCGGCGATGAAATGGGCGCAGGCGATGAAATGGGTATGGATCCAGAAATGGGTATGGACGACGAAATGGGCGCAGGCGAGTTAGATCTTGACGCAGAAGGCGGCGACGAGTTCGCAATGGCTGATCCAGAAATTGGTGGTGACTTAGAACTAGGTCGCGAAGAACGATAAAATGCGTTTAGTCGAGTTTGATCAAGTAGCTCCAGTTGAGCAAGATGCTCGTGTTGAGAGTATTGCCAATCTATTAACCGTTTTAAACGTAATAATAGAAGAAGCAAGAAATGAAAACACAGAGCCGAGCATCTCCACACCAGCATTAATTAATATGGTGAAGAACACTGGCGTAATGTTTGATTACAATGCTCTACTAGATGCATACGAAAGTAACGCGGCAGTACAAAATTTGATTAAAAACTTTAGTAAAGAAACAGTTGACTTAATTGGTTCATCCGAAGACGAAATGGATGCGCCAGCAAACGGCGAAGACAGCGGCGAAGCAGTATCGCGAATCGCAAAGCGTGTCGCACAAAGAGGAATAGGATAATGAACGAACTACAAAAATTATTAGAAAATGCAGGCATCCTTAACGAAGGAATGGCAGAACAACAATTGCTATATCTATTTGCTGCACTAAAGATGGTTGTTCAAGATAATAGAACCTTAACTGCACAAGAATTATCTGATATGCTCGTGACATATTCTCCTGATGTATTGCCGCCGGAATGGATTACGAAGAAGGCACAGAAAACATATCACAAGCAACGCAAGACAGATTTGGACTAAAAGAACAGGAACAATGTAATGTTACCAACACTAGACGGACTATCAGCAAGAAATTGGGGACGTGATAACGATGTTATCATACAAGAGATCCTAATTATCAGCTTGGCTATCACACAAGCAGCTACTCTATTCCAACTATCTACAACAGTGCAATTCGATACAGTCGTTAATGTCAACGGCGTCGATGTCACTGGAACAATTATGACTAACAACGATGCTACTGGGCAATCATACTATTCAGCTTGGACTGAAGCAACAATAGACGCAAAACTAACTGAGCAAATGGATACAGTCGTTAAGTATTTCGAAGGATACAGCTATGCAATCACACGCACTAGCTCAAACGGTTCAACCATTACTTGGAACATTAGCTGGTAACACGCTAACATGCCTGAGTTACCTCCTGACTATTCCGACAACTCTGTTTGGGGTCTGTTCCATTATAATTTATCCTTTAACGTTGGTTACTGTAACGTAATACATTCTGCCAGCTCACAAATTCTAACAATACTTACCGATACAGCACCATTCAATACTGTAAGACAGGCAACGGATATTCCAGACCAATCAATGTGGGTTTTCAGCTTTGTTAAAAATCCGTATGATAGAGCTTTATTAACTTGGAACGAAGATCATGTCGATTTGATATTGGATCCAGCTGGTAAGGCAGCACAATTTTATGCTGATATGCTGGTTGTCGCCGGCGACCCAAGAAGTCCGAAAGGCAGTGGCGATGGAAGGTACAGAACTCAATCTGATTTGCTCTACGAGACATTGGGCGGAGCAGACAATGGCGGAAGAAAAGCTAATTTTATTGGTAGAACTGAAACATTCCAAACAGACATGGCAACAGTCGAAACCCAAATGGGAGTTGATATGGAAATTGGTCCATTGGATGAAATAGGCTATCCTGACTATCGTGGAGAGTCGGTTCTAGTAGACAAGGATACAGTACTTGCCGACACTACATACGATAGTTTCTTAGCATACGACGATGCTTATAGTTCACAAACAACAAAAGACTTAGTTTATAACATCTACCGCGAAGATTTTGACACATATCTTTACAATCGATAATTAAACAGATAACTATATGTATGTTGAAAAGTCCCTACGAGTATCCCGAGCTGTCCAAAGACACAAACAAAAAGACTGGCGTCCGCCATTATAACACTCCAGACAAAGAATTCCTTCCATCAGTAACAACAATTCTATCAAGAACGAAATCTGCTGAAGATAAAGCAGGATTGCAAGCTTGGATGGATTGGGTTGGTGAAAAGAAAGCAATCGAAATCCGCGACACTGCTGGAAACCGCGGTACAGTTATGCATCGCAGACTGGAATGGCACGTTAAGGATATTGAAAAGAAGGTTGGCGGAAATCTTATACAGCAGCAAGCCAATAATATGGCAAATGTCATAATTGAAAACGGCTTAAAGCATATGACAGAGTATTGGGGATCCGAAGTCTCGCTTTGGTATCCTGGCCTGTACGCTGGAACAACAGATTTAGTTGGTGTATGGAAAGGTAAGCCTGCTATAATTGATTTTAAGCAAGCTAATAAACGAAAAGCTCCCGAACACGTCGAAAGCTACAAAGCCCAGTTAACGGCGTATGCATTAGCTCACAACGAAGTGTACGGCACAGACATAAAGACTGGTGTTATACTTATTTGCACTAAAGATTTAGAATACCAAGAATTTGTTGTTGAAAATGAGGAATTTGAAGAGTACACAGAACAGTGGTTAGACCGTGTTCAATCATACTATGATTCAATTTGATAAATAATACAAATAGGATATTATTATAAATGGCAATTGTAACCATCAGTCAGATTAAACATCGCAGAGGCATTAAAGGTACAGATCCAATGCCGCAACTTGCTAGCGCAGAATTGGGCTGGGCAGTTGACGAGCAAGGATTGTACATCGGTAACGGAACTATCGCAGAAGGCGCACCTGCAGTTGGCAACACAGAAATTTTAACAGAGCACAGTAATCTTACTGCTCTGCTTAGTGACTACACATATGAAGGACCGTTCCTTAACGCTCTTAACATAGACACAGATTCGGGCGGTGGTCCAATTATTAGACCTAACGATGAACGCTTTGATGATAATACAAGCGTAAGATCGTATGGAGCTACTGGCGATGCTGGTGTTCCTGACGTAATTGCCGCGCTGAACCAAGCTATAGGAGATCACGCCGGCAATGCCGCAGCAACAAATCGCTATTGGACAACTATCTACGTTCCAGCAGGAACATATAATATCGTTGGTCCATTGCAATTACCAAGCCGTGTTAGATTAGTAGGCGATGGATACAATTCCACAATCATTAACAGAACAGATACTGGTACAGTTTTAGAAATCCGCGATTCGGCGCCGGGAACATTCCCATCAGACATTTATATTTCAGGCATTGGTTTTACAACAGCCGATGCTAATTCAGATATTGCAACAATAATAGGTGCAAGCGATATTACATTTGACCGCTGCTCATTTAACGGCCTTGATCCTGACACAACAGCACTTAGTAATGAAAAAGCGTGTGTAATATTCAGTGAAGGTGGTCAACCTGCTGATAATCCAACATTCAACATAAAATTTGTAAGATGCTTCTTTACTGGAAACACGTATGGTATTGCATCTGGCATTGAATCAGATTCAGACGTTCGACAAGACATCAGCAACATCGTTGTTGAGAATTGCTTGTTTGATGATTTGTATAAATCTATCGTAGTAGGAAAGAATGCTGACACTGGTGAAACATTGCCGTCAGACTGGCGTGTTACGTTATCAGTATTTGATACTATCACAAAGCACGGTATTCATTGCTTCAGAGCGAAGCAAGTTACAACTGGCCTAAACCATTTCGCAGACGTTGGTAACGATCAGCTTGGAGCTGGTAACGCCGCAACAGAAATTATCATATTTGGCGACACAGACGCAGGAGATTCAAACCCTCTTAGCACACCATTAGATCTAACAACTTATGAAAACTGTTACAGCATAGGTGATACATTTGATCGTGATGATGCAGATGACTTGCT